AGTCACCACCAAGCCATACAGCGGCGCACACTTCGCCACGTTCCCGCCCGATCTCATCAAGCCGTGCATACTTGCTGGCTGCCCAGCAGGCGGCACAGTCCTTGATCCCTTCGGAGGCAGTGGCACGACTGGCATGGTGGCACTTGAGCTAGGGCGCAGTGCTGAATTGATCGAACTCAACCCAGAATACGTGAAGATCATTGAAGCACGCACAAACGTGACCGCCGGCTTCCAATTTTAAAAATAAAGTATTTTCACATTCCTTCACAATATAGCTTGCAAAAGGAGCGGATACGTCCCATGATGAGTGCGTCATGAGAACCAACACAGAAACCAAGCCAGCCGCAACCATCGCTACCCGCACCTTCACATTTGAAGAGATGCTCAGCACAGAAGACAAAGAATACGCCAAGCGCCACGGGCTCAGCCCGATGGACATGTGGTATTTCAAAACCGAAATGGATCAAGAGGCGACCCTACAGGCGGAGATTGCAAAACGCATTGCACGCCGGGACAGCCAGCCGATCGTCGACTAACCAACTAGCCCCTTCGGGGGCACAACCAAAACCAACACGAAAATGAGCAATTACCTAAATTATACAGACGCAGAACAAGAGCACATAAACGACACTATGTTTGCGCGTGAAGATTACATACGCGAGGCATACGGATCCTCAGAGATTGACGGAGACGCAGAAGCAGAAATCGAAGAGGCTCGCCATTGGGAGGGCATGACAAAAGAAGAAAGAGCCGCAGTCGAAGCCGAGACACTCAAAGCCGAAGCCGAAGAGGCGAAAGCTTGGCAAGCGCAGCGCGAAGCCAATATCAAAGCAGAGCAAGAGAGCGAAGTCCCATTTTAACCAACTAGCCCCTTCGGGGGCATTAACCAAAACCAACACGAAACATGAAACACGAATACGAAGCCAATGATAAGAGCCTAGCTGGAATTGCCCTAGTGGACAGTAAATACCCAGCAATCGCCGGCACATTGCAAGGCAAGCTGATCAACACGGAAACGATGATCTCTAGAATCATCAATTTATGCACGGAAGACCTGCTCGATAAAAAAGAACTTCACAAAGAGCTAACCGCTGTGGCAAACTATGCACGAGAATCGATTCTCGAAACCGAGAAACAACTCAAGTAAAGACAACCAAAACCAACACGAAACACCAATGAAAAGCATATACAAATACACGCTCCGAGTCGACCCGCACGGGATACGATGCAAGATGCCAAAAAACGCGTTTATCACAAGCGCTGAGATGACAGAAGACGGACTACAAGTCTGGGCGCTGGTAGACCTAAAAGCAGCCGTAGAAAAAAGCGCATGGCGCATGTTCTATGTCCACAAAACCGGCGAAACGCTGCCAGACAGCATAGCCGACTGCCTGCACATCAAAACAATAATCACACGAGTGGTCACCCAAGATGGCAGCTACGGAAACGACATGCCAGAATTCAGAACTCTGGTTGATCACCTATGGGAGATCGACAAACGCACACACGAGGCGCTCAAAAAACTCAACGCAAAACAAGGATAATCAAATGTGGATTTTTACAAATAACGAATTCTTAAGCGCAGTAAGACACCGGGACATGCCCGATCACCTTATGATCAGATACCGCAACCGGGAGCAAGCACAAGCCTGCACCATACCCGGAGAGGTAACCATCACACAGATGGCAGATTACATCGCCCGGAAAACAGTGAGTGAAACAGACTTCACCAACTGGATGGTCGACAAAATACAGGAGCTACAATACGACAACTACAAAGACAGCACGAAGCAGACGATGATGCACGAAGCCCCGCTCATGGACGTATGGCAAACAATGCACCAATGGCAAACCAAGGAAGAGCACGGGGACAACGCATACAATAATCACCCAAGCAGCGCCTTCTGGAATGACTACCACATAGACGGAGACGAAACGGTCTTCTGCGATGACTGCTGGACAAGGCACAAAGCCGAAGAGGAATGTGCGCCCTTTGGTGACGACTGGGATCGCGTAGAGGAAGGGGAAACAAGTGAGTGAGCACGACATCCCAAAACTAGAAAACGTGTCTACAGGAGCGCTCGTAAAGGAATTAAACAACCGAGGGCACAACCCGGAAGACGCAAAAGCAGAGCAAATCATCAGCTTTGTGGCGAGAGGCTACGAAATAGACCGGGCAAGCTTGCTGACGGCAAACAAGGAAGCCAAAAACGTAGCTGCATACCTTATCCGGAAATGCACTGAGCTGAACTGGGACAAAATCAGCGCCATGCTTGGATACGGCGATCACACCGGGGCGATATATGCCTGCAAGAAAGGCAGATCGATATATCAAGACGAACGACTCATGGAAAAGTGGGGCACAACAGTAACCGAAACACAATAATGGCAAATCCAGCAATAAACGACATAACGGGAGATCAGATCAAAACAAAGACTCAGAGCGAAAGCTACCGGAAAGGGTGGGATCGCATCTTTAACAAGCCAAAGCGAGTGCCGGCGATGGGCGAGGGAGACGCTGAAAACATTGAAGAGATCAAGCAATGGAAAGTAATCAACCGAGATGCAAAATAGACCAGTAAAACCGCCGCAAAGCTTTTATTTTTACAAAGCCAAAATCACACAAGCATATGATGGAGACACGGTAACGGCAAACATAGACCTAGGTCTGGGCAGCTGGCTCATGGGACAGAAATTGCGCCTCTACGGAATTGACACCCCGGAGCTCAGAGGATTAGACAGAGAAGAAGCAATACACGTTAGGGATTACGTGAGGGAACGATTGATCAAGGAAGACGACCCAGAGCACATGTGTATAATCGAGACATTCAAAGATAAATCCGGAAAATACGGTAGATGGCTCGCTACGATTTGGTATCCAGATGAAGACAGCGATGAGGGAGAATTCATCGAACTAAACGATCACCTACTCAACTGTGGGATGGCAAAGCCATACGACAAATGATTCCAAAAGACAAATACACCCGGGCACAATACAAGAGCGTAGCGCAGGATATTGCGAACGTGATAAAGCGGTGCAAGAAACATTACGGCGATGACTGGGCGGAGATCAGAGATCACGCATGGAGACAGCTACAACAAAACGCAGAAGAAAACCTATCTGAAAAAGGACTATCACTATCAAACGCCTTACATGCACTAGACAACGATGATGAAGAAACAGCAATGGTTCTGGTGGCAGCAGCATACGATCCAGACACCAAGCATGAAAAATAAAGACGAAGACTACCTACTCGACAGAATCAGATACAGCGACAAGGTCGATATGCAAAAAGTCTTGAAGGCAGCTGCCAAGCTAGGCAATGAAAACAAAGAGCAAAAACAGAAGTCCTGCGTGATTGCTTGGCAGGCAATACCCGACCCTTTCAAAAGAAGGCAGGAATGAAAATCGATTTATTGCCATTTTTTATTTGTGACTAATATCAAAGCAGCGTAAAACAACGATGCAATGAGCATCGAATCAGTCCATACGCAATACGAAGAGGCGGTCGAAGGATGGAAAACCGTCATTGATTGTATTGACGGAAGCAGGACAATCAAGAAACTAGGCGAAACATACCTACCCAAGCTGCAAGGGCAGACAGAGGAAGAGTATCAGAAATACAAGCAGCGAGGCAATTTCTTTAATGGGACAGCCACAGCCTCGCGTGCACAGACAGGACTGCTTACACGCAAACCGCCGTCAACAGAAAGCGACCTCGATGAAGAGTGGCTCGCAGACATTGACATCTGCGGAAACGACATAAGCAGCTACATGGTCGAAGTGGCAGAATCCATATCGAGCACCGGAAGAGCCTGCACCATAATCGAATGGAGTGAGGAAGAGCAGCGCCCCTATTTTGCATTTTATCGGGAGGTGGATATCTTAGATTGGCACACAACCCGGCACGGCGGAACAAACAAACTCGACTACCTCAAGGTAAGAGAGCGCGATGACGAGATGAAAGAAGATGACATCTCAACAGCCAACACGGAGCGCATCAGAGTCTACAGGCTCAGAGATGGGATCCTACAGGTCGACGTTTATAGCGATCGAGCAAAGGCGCAAGTAACGATGTCCGGCAGCGGAGTCGAAAGGTATCACGGCAAGGGAGTGACGAGCTCAATGGAAGCCGAAGAAACGATCGAGCCAAAAAGAGGCGGCAAAAACCTAGATTTTATTCCTGTGGTTTTCCACGGAGCAACCCACACCAAGCCAGACGTAGGTGAGATCCCACTAGAGGACTTGGCTCAAATCAACATAAGCCACTACATATCCAGCGTAGACCTAGAACACGCCCGGCACATCGCAGCGCTACCGACCCCTTGGGCAACCGGGATCGACAACGATGACGGCAACTTTAAGCTGGGAACAGAATACGCATGGGTAGCCGAAAACGATAGCGCACGCTTTGGATTCTTGGAATTCACCGGCAGCGGATTATCAGAGCTCACAAAAGCGCTCGAAGAAAAAGAAAAACAAATGGCTGCACTTGGCGCACGTTTGCTTTTTGCGGAGAGCAGAGATGCCGAGGCATTCGAGACGGTGCAGCTGCGTGCGAGCGCAGACACTGCAAGTTTGAGCCGTATGGCAAGCGCCATGAGTGCGTCAATGAGTAAAGCCATGCAGATAGCGGTCTGGTGGCAAGACAAAACCCAAGCCAGATCACCAAAAGACTATGCAGATGATAACTACATGGTTGTATCGCAGGACTTCGTGAGCGCCGGCATGGCTTCGGATCAGCTGACAGGGCTCGTTTCTGCTTTGCAGATGGGCGCAATCAGCTACCCGACATTCTTCTACAACTTGCAAAAAGGCGAAATCTACCCGGAAGGGATCACGCTTGATGAAGAGAAGAGAGATCTGGAACAGCAAGTGCCGATGCCAACCCCAGCACCCGAGGCGATGCCTCAAGAGCCAAAGGAAGAGGCAGAGCCAGAGCCAGAGGAAGAGGTAGCCGTAGAGGAAGCCTAAAACCGATGGGAAATGGCATCAGCTAACGAATATTTAGAAGACTGGTCGAATACAAACTCGATCAACATCCTGCGCGTGGAAGCAGGCGTGCGATTGGAGGCGATCTCAGAACTTGAGAAGCTGGAGAAAGATATCGTAAAAAAGATCACTACAGCAAGCCCGAGCAAGGCAAAGGATTTAAACAACTTGCTCAGCCAAACAAAGGAATCGATCAAGCAGAGCTATAACGTGATTTCTGGGAATCACGGGAAGAGCCTAGAATCCATTGCTAAAACGCAGATCAAGGGCACGAAGACAGCCCTAAACGATGCAATAGGTGTTCCTTTATTCCGCAGGCAAGTGACGGAGAACCAAGTGAATGCTGTGATGAAGCGCAGCAACCTCCAAGGGCACAGCAGCAACAAATGGTGGAAAGAGCAGGAAAAAAACCTATCATTCAAGTTTGAAGGGCAGATGAGGCAGGGATACCTAGCCGGCGAAGATGTAGGCGATCTGG